TAATGCCAGAGCAGAATTGGGTCACGTCCGGGATCAGTCTGTAGGTGTAGATCGTTTTGCTGGCCTCGGTCATGTTGTTATAAATGCTGGCGCTGGTGTCGTTGAAAAGCTGGGAGGGGACCTGGAGGATGGTGCAGAAGATCCGTCTGCCGTGTTCGCTCATGTTGACGATGTCCAGCTCCTTCATGTTGTCGTAGCCGATCTTCGTGTAGGCCATCTTACCCAGGGTGAAGATCGGGATCGCCATGTTGTCGACGCCCTGGTATTTGGTGCGGTAACGCTCCCGGAACTTGGCCTCCTGCTCTGCCGTTGTATCGCTCCCGGCGTCGGCCTCCTTCGATAGGATCCCTGGAGGGTGACCGTATGCGTACATCTTGGCGGTGATCTCGTATCCCTTGTTCTGGCTGTTGATGATGTTCGCTGCTACCTTGACCGGCGACATGCCCATAAAGTTGCGGCCCTGTTCGTAGTTGAGGCTGGGTGCAAACCGCTCATGCCAGACGTCCGTCGCTGGCATCTTGTAAGTCTGGTTAATGTCCAGGAGATATTCGCCTATTGGCTGTCGCCAGCCCTTGCTGTTGATGATCACGTTTTGGGTGGGCATCATGATCAGCCCGTCCCCTGTCAGCTTGCCTCGGTTCAATCCGGAGGTCAGCCTGGGCGCATAAACAATGGAGTTGCCGGTGATGTACCGGAAAACGGCCCATTCCTGGCAGAACTCGTAGAAGGTCTGGTAATAATTGACCCGGTCCAGGAGCTTGTCTATCTCGTCGTTCTGGACCTCGACCTCCTGGTCCCCTTTCATCTGGACCAGCTTGGCTTCTTCCATTACCTGGGCAAACATGCCGGCCAGCTTGATCACGATCCCGAATAGGTCTGGGTTGGCCTCGTAGCCCTCCCGGACGTAGTCCTTCATCTTGCTGTCGGTCCCCAGGGCGGTTCCGCTTGATAAAAACTGGTACAAGGCGTGGTATAGCTGGTTCTGCTCCGTCACCTTGTACTCGAGTTCGGCCAGCAGGGCCTTCTGTTGCTCGATGACCTCCCGGTATTTCTTAGATCCAAACATTGGTATTTATTTTCTGTTTTGTCCACATAAAATAGTACCTGGCAGCGTCCAGGGCATGGTTAAATGCGTCGATAGGGATCCCTGCTTTCTTGTCTGACCAGAGGTAGTTGCTTAACTCCTCCTGGGTGTTGTATGATTGCTCGGTCACAATGATCTCGTATCCTTGCATCTTCTTCAGCCACTCGCTGACGGTTCCGTCCTTCTTCACTGGGACCACGTTCAGTCCCAATCGTGCCGGCCCGTCCTTCTTCCGTAGGTCCTCTATGGTCCTGGGGTCAGCGCAGTCGGCTATGATCAAGCTGTTGGCGCTGGGGATGGCCTGGAGGACTGCCCTCCTCAGATCGTCGGTGGACTGTCCTGTCTCGTAGAAGCACTCGTCGAGGTAAATCTTTTTTCTCTTCTCGTCGACGGCGACCTTGATCATTGCGTCTGGATCCGGGTGGAAGCCAAAGTCCAGGCCGTATCCGTAGGGCAGGGTGTCATCAAATTCGCCGATGGTCCAGTTGGTGAAGATCTGGCCCTCCAGGACGCCGATCTCCCCTTCGCCATAAACCTTGACCCAGTTTTCAAAGCCTTTCTTCCCGTATTTGCTCATGATCTTCTCCACTTCGACCTGGGAGAGGAAGTGGTTGTCTCTCCAGGTGCTGTGGATGTAGGCATGGCGGAAATTCGGGATCACCTCGTCATGCACCCAGAACCGGGAGGTGGGGTTGTAGTCTATAAAAGTGCAGCGGCGTGTCCTGGTGTGTAGCTGGTCGAATACCTCGTAGGTGATTTTCTTGTTCGCCTCGTTTATAAACAGGATGTCCCGGCGGGGTCCGTGTACCTTTGCCAGGTTGTTCTCGATGCCGAAAAATTCCAGCACCGATTTCCCTATCCGGTAGATGTTCTCGGTCCGGTTGCAGACCTCTCCTGGGTTCACTCCAAAGCTCACGAGGATCTTGTCAAAGTCCCGGATGGCTCCGAGCTTCAAATGCGGCAGGGCGTAGCTGGTCACCGAGATCACCAGGGCCTTCGGGCTGTAATAAGCTATCATAAAAAGCAGCTGCAGGATGGACCAGGTCTTGCTGGATCCTGTGCTGCCCTGGTTGATGATGAGGTTGTGTCCCTCCTGGTAGGCATCCTGGTTTTTGAAAAATATGTCAGTTAAGTCTGCTTGCATTCTCGATGAATTGTTTCAGCTTCTCTGCATTCTCTGGTGTCGTGACGGTGATGGTTACCGGGGCCGGGATCCCGGTGTGTCTGCTCTCCTGGGTTTCGACGTAGCCTCTCTTCTTTGCTATGGTTTTCGCCAGGAAGATCAGCACCGTCGGGTTCTCATCCTGGAGGCCCAGCTTGGCCAGCTTCCCTTCGATGGCGTCCATATATGCCTCCCTGTAGGCGTCGCTCTCGAGGTCCTGCTTGAACTCGGGGTCGTCTTTCGCCCATTGGTATATGGTCTTACGAGATATGCCAATGGCCCGGCAAGAAGCGCTGATGTTCCCGAAGGTCTTGGTCATCGCCTCGAGGAATGCTGCCTTGCTGGCTGCCTGGTCTACCCCTTTTTTGTTCGCCATCTGTTACTGGTTGTTACTCCTAAAATGGGACGTTGCTAAAGTCGATCACTCTTTGTCTGCGGCCCCTGGCTGCGCCTGTCCGGCCACCGCCTCGTCCGCCTCTACTACTCCATGCCATAGTTTTGCCCTCCTTACTGATTTGTTGATGGTCTTAAATTTTGCTATCACTCTGTCGTTGGTCTCGGTTATAAAATCGTAGATCTCTTTGCTGTCCTGGATCATGATCTGCTCGATGTTCCCGCTGCTCCGTAGGTTTGCGCTGCCGTGTATGACCAGGTGGATCCCGTTGGTCAGTTTGGCGACGACTATCTTCGTGTGGTTCCCACTAACGGCGAGCTGGAAGCGGTTGTCGATGTCCAGCTCCCGGTGCATGTATGGGATCAAGGTGTTCCGTTCGTGGGCGTAGAAATAGTCGCTCACGGTGAGGTTCAGCTCTTTGACGTATCCCTTGATCAGCAGGGTTGCCAGGCTGTCGATGTTTTCCTGGCTCATGCTGAGTGTGGTAATGTCCAGGCGGTGCGCCCGGAGCAGCTTGGTAGTGAACAGGGCCTCGATCAGATCTCCGAAAATGAAGGATCCGTCGATTATGCCGAAATAGCAGAAGCCCGGCTCGACCTTGATTTTGTCGGCGGTTTTCTTGGCGTTGCGCCAATGGTCGAGCTTGGGCTTGAACTGGGGAGGCTTGATCAGCCTGGTGGAGACGTCCGTCTCCTGCTGGTCCCCGAAAAAGTCACCGACGTCGAAGTCAAAGTCGAAGGCTTCGTCCAGTTCGTTGAAATCAAAGCCCTGGTCCTCACTCTCCGGCATTTGCTCCATATTTTTTTCTATGTTCTGGCTCTCGCTCATTTTTTGTCATTTTCTGCGAACTCTGGGACCCTGGTCGCATTCTCGCTCACTTTTTTCGAACCGTTCACTTTTTTTCCATTTTTCGCCACATTCTGCGAATTATCGGGAACGGCTGCTGAATCCAGCGAACCGCTCCGATACTCCTGCCCGTTCCTGGTGACCTTCAGCCCTGGATCGAGCTTGGTCATCCGATCGATGATGATCTCGCAATATTCGGGGTCTATCTCCATTGCGTAGCAGCGTCGCTTCAGCTGATGGGCTGCGACCATTGTGCTTCCGGATCCGGCGAAGGGATCCAGCACCTTTTCGGTTATGCGGCTGCTGTTCTTAATGAGATAGCCCATCAAGGTGACGGGCTTCATTGTGGGGTGTAGGTCGTTGGTGTTGGGCCGGTCGTGGTATATGACGGTGGTGGGTGTCTGGTCGGAGAGGATCCTGGTCAGCATCTCGAGCAGCTCGTCTCGCTTCAGCTTCTTGAGGTCTATCTTCTCATCGATGACGGTTGTCTGGGTGCGGTCCTCGATAAAGTAATGGGCAGCTCCTGGCTTCCAGCCATAAAGGATCGGTTCGTGTCGCCAGTGGTAATCCTGGCGTCCGAGGACCAGGCTGTTCTTTACCCATACCAGGCATTGGCGTATTGTGATGCCGTTGTCCCGGAGGGCCTTCCGGAAGTTGTATCCTTCCGTGTCGGCGTGAAAAATATAAAAAGCGCCTCCCTCCTTGAGGTTGGCGATCATCTGCTTGTAAAAACTGAAAAGGAATTTATAAAAGTCCGCATCCGGCATATTGTCGTTCTGGATCCGGCTGTCGTTCCTGGTTCCTCCCAGGAGGTGGTCCAGCATCTCTGCCTTGTCCCCGTAGTTGACGTTGTACGGCGGGTCCGTTGCTACCAGGTCCGCTTTCTGGCCATCCATCAGTTTCTCGTAGTCCTCTGGCTTGATCGAATCTCCGCACATTAATCTGTGCCGGCCTATGGTGATAATGTCGCCGAGTTTTATGTCGGTCTCGATCTTGTCCGGGATCTGGTAGTGATCCTCCTTTATCTCCGGCTCCTGCTTCTCCCAAAATTCCGGGCTATCAAAGCCCCAGGCCATCAGTTCCTCGATGTCATAGTCGGCAGCGAGCATGTCCATGTCCCATTCTCCGAATGCCAGGTTGTCCTTGACCACAAATTCCCGCCATTGCTCCGGGGTTAGATCCTTTCCCTGCTTTACCCAGCTGTCGGGGATCTCCTTGTATCCGAGTTCCTTCAAAGCCCGGTACCGCATGTTGCCTCCCTGGATGACGTTGTTCTCGTCGATTATTATCGGGCGCAGCTCCATCATTTTGGGGAATTCCTGGAGGCTCTGGACGAGCTTCTTAAACATCCCGCTCTTGATGGTTCTCGGATTTTTCGAGTTCAGATGGATCTCTGATAATTTCATTTTTTGCCGTTTTTTGGCCTCCGGTCTCCTGGGAGGCGGAAAATGGTTAAAATGTCATCTGCTCATTTTCAGTTTCTTGCCGTTTCCTGCTCGTGTTTTCTCGTATTTTGTAGTATAATCTATTTTTTCATGCTTTGAAAAAAATGTTTTCAAACGGGTTTCAAACAAAAAAAGCCCTCCTGGGAGGAGGGCTGGTTTGCGGTGGGCCTGTTGGGAAGTTTACTGTTCTGATGGCCCGGCCCGCAGTTCAAATTTATGAATTTTTTAGATTGTCTTTTATGTCCTCATAATCCTCCCGGATCTCTTTGAGCTTTCTCTCCGTGTATGGTTTCCCTTCGTCGGTCAGCTGGCTGCCGAGTGTCGCTGCGTCTTTGATGACTGCTATCGGTGTCTCGACGATATCGAGAGCTAATCCGATCAATTTCCCGAAAATTCCCATTTTTGTGTCTTTTGGTTAAAATGTCATTGTTAGCTGTCCCTTCATCCTTGATTGTCGCCTGGTCTGGTTCCGGTGCTGTCGGTCGTATCGGTTGTGGTGTAGCTGGCACCAGGCTCGAAGGTTGTCGTCAGCGCAGTTCTCCGGGTTGTGGTCCAGGTGCGCTATTGTTAAGACGATCCGGATGATCTTTCGTCCTGGGCTTCTGCCTTCGTGGAATGTTCCGTCCTGGTCCCGGTATCCGACAGCGTGGTTTGGTACTCTGCATCCCTCCTCTTCACATCGATTCCCGGCCCTGGCCAGGATCCTCTCTCGGATCTCCGGCCAGTTCTCCGGGTAGCGGTCCTTATTTTCCGGTCTGATCGGCATGGTTTGCTTTCTCAAAATAAAACAGTCCGTCCCAGGGCTTGTATTCCACTATCCCGTAGTCCTCTGCCACCTTTGCGATGTAGATCTTCTGGATCCTCTCGTGGATCGTGGTTATCAAAAAGCGGAAATACTTCAGAGGGTGCGCTCGTTTGTAGTGGTTGCATCTCCGGCAGCTGGGCATCTTGTTTTCGAGGCACTCGAGATCCGGGAAAATGTAATTTCCCAGGATGTCCTTTCCGATAGGTCTTGTTCCGGCTTTCGGTATTAGGTGGTCCACTTGCATATCCTTGAACCGGATCTCCCTTCCGCAGTAAGCGCACCGGCCTCCGTATTTGCCGTAGATAAATCTGCGCTCCTGGCTCTTGGTCATCTTGCTCATCTGGGTATCATCGTTTCGATCTCCTCGAGGCACTTTGCGAAGGTCTCTCCTATCTGTTCAATCTGCTCGGCGGCGAATTCCTCCATCAGCTCGAATAGCCGTTCGTGGAAGAAGATCAGCTCGTTCGGCATGATCTGGATGCCGAGCTTTTTGCGGAGGTAAGTCTCCGCTGGTCCTGGCTGTCTCTTGTCGTTCTCTTCCATAGCGTCATCTTTAAAATAGCACTAATGGCTCGTCTATTTTGGTGTATCTGGGTGAGGCGATGTACTTGGTCTCGAGTAAAGAATCGACCATCGCCTTGTTGATGGCGAATCTCCCTCCCATTGCGTCTAACGTAGCCCGGATTTTTTCCGCTATCATCTGCTGGTTCCTGTTCCGGAGATCCATCGATGGGGCCTTCGGCTGGACCACGATAAGTGTGC